AAAAAAATATAACTTAAAATAGAATTCACTCATCAGATTTATTTCTAAAGATTATCTTAAAATGTAGATGATTTTGCAGCATTGTTATTTTTTATTTGGAAGTTATTCTTTAAGAAATAAAACAAAGGAGTGCTTATTAAAATAGTTATTGCAACTTTTCCAACTAATTTACAATTATCGTTAGCAGCAAATACCATACATGAACTTGACCCCAAGTTTAAAACAAAAGATCTTGAAAATATGAAGTTAGAGATTAATTACTTAGAGGTTCATGAAAAAAGAATATTTAAGATTGTTAAAGGCTTCGAAGGTAAAATACAAAACGAGGGGAGAGGCTACTGTAGATCAGAAAATGGACCACAAGTCTCCTACAGATTCTTGATTTCTATATTCTAAATAATGGCTCAATAACTGCACTCTGCTTATCAACAATAATCAGGAGAGGAAAATGAGTATTTTAAAAATTAAAGAACCTAAATGTATAGAGCTGCTTGTAGACCTTGCATACGGACATTTGACACCCACAGAAGCTGTCGAATTAGAAGAAGCTTTGAATAGTTTAGATGAAACGACAGCGAAGAAACTTATTTTAGTAAGAACTCATAATGTATGTGAGAAATTATTTAAGAACGAATTACTACAAAAAGGATAGTTATGATTATAAAGAAAAATCTTATGAAAGTTATTGAAGCTCAGTTTGAAAATGAGCAATCGCCTTTATTGGTTGAAATAATGTTAAAAGAGTTGAATTCCCAGGTCCAGTGTTACCCTTCTGGATACGACATTATTATTAAGTATCCAACAGAGAGTGAAGCAAGCATAGTAACAGTTATTAAACTTCTTAAAGGTAAAATAATTATTCGTTAAAAATAGATATATCTTTCTCATCTTTTTCAGGAATTTTCGTACTTGTAGTTAAGGACCACCAACTTTAAGCCAACTCTTAAAATGAGACGCTTTAATTACAAGGATTGCACCCGTGACTAAGAAATCAAAGAAAACTACATCCGTAGTTGAAACTCCACCATTTGAAATTCCTCAAGATTTACAAGAAAAGATCAATGCTTTAAGAGCAATTGCTACTTGTCATAATCTCCTTGATAAAGGTTTTTTCAACCACAATCAATCTCAATTAATCATCCAATCTTTAGAATTCCTTAGAAGTCTTCATACATCAGTAAAAGAAGAGGCATTGGCACATCCAGAATCTGACAAAGTAGAAGAATTAAAAGCATTTAAGGAAGGGAACTAATATGAGTAAAGCAGCAAAGAAAAAAGAAGAAGTAACATCAACAGAATCAATTATTAAACCAACAATGGTATTTAATGATGGATCTAAAAATGCAATGGTTCAGTTGTTTGAAGGAGAGCAGTCTGAGCTGCCTTTGATAAAGTCCATTGGATATATGAGATTACCAGATTCTAATACATATGTGTCGTATGTAATCACAACGCAAGGTTATTCAGTCGTTAGCATTGAAGTTGAAGAACCTAATCTTAGATATGTTGCTGAAGAGGCATCTAAAATATCTTTTGTTTCAACTTTTATGAATGAGGAATTTTAGAATATGAAATATTATTTTAATAAAATTCTATCTTTTTTTAATGTTAGTGATAAATCCAACAATCTATCAATTACGAATGTTGCGGTTATTGTTTGCTTAATAAAAATTGCAATTACTACTCAATGTTCATTTGCTGAAGGAATAGTCTTCCTTGTCGCAATATTGAATTATGTGCATAAAAGATATTCTGTTGCAAAATCTATCGCTCAAGAAATTAAGCAGGTCGATTATCAAGAATTTCAAGAGAGATTAAACAGTCTAGATAGTAAGCTAAATCAATATTGTGAAACACATGCAGAAATTATCAAGCAAGCAGTTGAGACTAAAAAATTAGTTTCAAATTCAAATCTAGCTCAAGCTTTCGTTCCTAGAAATAGGAGAGAGTAATGAGTAAAAAAGTAGAGTCAAAGGGCAGATCACCTGTTTCAGAAATAAACAACAGAGTTGCAGAAGTTGAAACTTTAAAGCTTGAAGGTCGGTCTAGGGGTTATATTGTAAACTATTCTATGGATAAATGGAAAGTTAGCGATAGAACTGCTGACGAATATATTAAAAAGGATACAGATAGATTAAAAGAAATTAATCAAGAATCAGTTCAAGATACTAGAGCAGTTGTTCTTGCTAATCTTTGGGATCTCTATAGGGTATCCAGAAATTCTGACGATATTAAAGAAGCGGGTAAGACTTTGATGAGTATTGCCAAGCTAACTGGGTTGGAAGAATCAACAATCAATCACGTAATTACTGATGCAAGAAATTTAGAATATGTTAGTGATACTGAACTTGTATTATTAATGGATAAAGCTACCAGTGAGCTTGCTTAAAACTCCTAGCTTTGAAGAATTGAAAAAAGAAATGTGGTTTAGAGGGAATTTATCTTTTAAACTTCATACAGCTCAAAAAGTAATCAATCAAACATTCAAAGAATCTAGTAAACAACTATTTATTGCCAACTGTTCTCGTCAATGGGGAAAGTCTTTTTGGGCGGTCTGTAAGGCCGTAGAATTCGCTATAGCTAATCCCAAATCTCAAATTAGGTATGGAGCCGCCTTTCATACTGACCTCGTAGAATTCATTATACCAGCTTTTGAGAAGGTTTTAGAAGATTGTCCTGCAAGTATTAAAGGTAAATATACAAAGGTCGGTAGTGCTTATGTATTCCCAAATGGGAGTAAGATTAAATTAGTTGGTATCGATAAAAATCCAAATGGTTTAAGAGGTAACACTCTTGATCTAATCATATTGGATGAATGTGGTTTTATTGGAAACTTAGATTACGTTTATAAATCTATTATCATTCCAGCAACAATGCATAGACCAAATGCAAAAATTATCTTTATCAGTACGCCACCAAGTACACCTGCTCATAGTTTTATAGACTATTGTCAAAAAGCTGAAAATGAAGGTGGATATGTTAAATTTACAATCTACGATAATCCATTAATTAACGAAGCAACTATTTTAAGATTAATTGAAGAATCTGGAGGAGAAAGTTCTACAACTTGGCGTAGAGAATATTTATGTGAGTTTATAACAGATTCTGATTTAGCTATTATTCCAGAATGGAAAGATGATTACGTTAAGCAAATAGAGCGCGATAGCTATTATCAATATTATCATAAATATGTAGGCATGGATCTTGGGGTAAAAGACTTTACTGCTGTAATCTTTGGTTACTATGATTTTAAAGCTGCTAGTTTAATTATTGAAGATGAATTCTTCATGAATGGCCCTTCTCTTAATACATCTATTTTAGCAGAGACAATTAAAATAAAAGAAAAAGAGATTTGGGGACAAGCTGCTCCATTTAGAAGAATTTCAGATAATAACAATCCTATGATGATTCAGGATTTTTCAACTCTTCATGATCTCACTTTCATCTCAACCACAAAAGACAGCTTAGAAGCAATGATTAATAAAGTTAGAATCATGGTTCAAAGTGGTCAGATTATTATTTCACCAAAATGCACTTACCTAATCGGATGCCTCAAATACGGTGTATGGAATACTAAAAAGAACGCCTTCGCACGTAGTTCTACATTTGGGCACTTTGACCATCTCGCAGCACTTATCTACCTAGTCCGAAATCTAGCAACACACACCAATCCAATTCCTACAACTCATGGTCATGAAAACCACACAAGTTGGCTCGGGAACAACAAAAACAATCAATTCAGTCGTAACGCTAAAACAGTTGCAAACGCAATACTTCCCAAAAGAAAAAATTAGTACTTTTAGCTTCATTTCAAAGCATTTTCGTACTTAAAGTTAAGAGGATATTAATGAAAAAATTTAAAAATAATTCAACTATGAAACCATATTGGGCCACTGTTTCTGGATCGGAAATAGCTGATGAAATCTTAGAGAAAGTAGATAGGTATTATGAATATTTACAGGGGTCAGGAAGACTCGATCTATTGAGAAAATCTTGGTCTTATTATTACCGACCTCGAATTACAGGAGGCATGCTTGGAACTTCTGGTGAACAGGGAGAATTAACTACAACTTCAGTTAATCATTATAGAAATCTTTTATTGCACTTAGAGACAATGACTACTCAACAAAGAGCTGCATTTGAGCCTAGAGCAACTAATACTGATATTAAATCTCAAGCTCAAGTTATTCTAGCAGCAGGCTTGCTTGATTATTACATGAGAGAAAAGAAACTAGAAAGAAATATAAAGCAAGCTGTAAAAGATTGTTTAATTTATTCTGAAGGATTCGTAAGAGCAGAGTGGGATGCTGTTTCAGGAGAGGTCTATGGTAAGACTGAGACTGGTGCAGATGTTTATGAAGGAGACATGAAGTACACTAACTATAATCCATTAGATGTAGTTAGAGACTTTACTAAAACATCTCCTAATCAAGATTCTTGGCATATTTTACGAGACTTCCAAAATAAGTATGATCTAGTTGCTAAATTTCCAGATCTCGAAGAGCAAATTTTATCAGACAGTGCTGATATGCTAGACATAGCAAGAACCACAACTGTTAATTTTTTATCATTAGAGAATTCAGACAATATCCCAGTATATACTTTAATTCATAAACCAACTCCTGCGCTTCCTAACGGTCGTTATACAACTATTTTAGATAATGGAACGGTAATGATGGATGGACCTATTCCATATAAATCAACTCACGTTTACAGAATTGCTCCAGATGAAATGTCAGGATCAATCTTTGGATATACAGTTGGTTTTGACTTACTTCCTATGCAAGAGTCTATTGACATGCTATATAGTACGGTAATTACAAACCAATCTACATTCGGTGTGCAGAACATTCTTGTTCCTAAAGGGCATGACCTATCAACATCTAGTATGTCTGGTGGTCTAAACGTTATGGAATACGATGCTAAAGTAGGAAAGCCAGAAGCTTTAAACCTTACTCAAACTCCTCCAGAGATCTTTAACTTTATCTCTCAATTAGAGAATGTTCAGCAGACAATTGCTGGAGTTGACTCTGTTGG